GGGCCACGATTTGCGGATTGCCTCCACTCCAAATGGTAAAGGCAATAAATTCTTCGATTTAATGACTGGTGATGACCCGACATGGAGTCGCCATCAAACTGATATTTATCGTGCAGTCGGCGACGGACTGAATCGCGACATAAATGAGCTGAGGCGAGCGCTTAACGATGAGGATGCTTGGGCACAAGAATATGAATTGAAATGGCTTGATGAGGCTAGCGCGTGGCTTTCCTACGATTTAATTAATGCGGTTGAAGACGAGAAAGCGGGTATTCAAAAGGGGTATCAAGGTGGGCTGTGCTTTTTGGGAAATGATATCGGGAGAAGGAATGACCTGTGGGTGACGTGGGTGTGGGAACAGGTGGGGGATGTCTTTTGGTGTCGGGAGATGGCTGTTTTAAAACGTGCCAGTTTTGCCGAACAGGATGAGGTACTGGATGAATTAATGCACCGATACCGGGTGGTGCGGTTGGCGATGGACCAAACTGGAATGGGCGAGAAACCAGTGGAAGATGCCCAGCGAAGATACGGAGAAAATCGGGTCGAGGGCGTTCTTTTTACACCCAACAACAAGCTACTTTTAGCGACTATTGGAAAGCAAAAATTTGAGGATAGAAAAGTAAGGATTCCGATGGGAGATGCTGCATTGAGAGCGGATTTACACAAACTGCGAAAAGTACCTACAGCTACTGGCGGGGTTCGTTTTGAAGCGGATGTTGACAGTAACGGACATGCGGATCGGACGTGGGCGGCATTTCTAGGACTGTATGCAGGCAGTCAGTTGGTTGTGCCGATGGAGTTTCAGTCTTTGGGTAAAACCAGGTTTGGTTACAGTTTGAATGATTTTATGGGAGGTGGGAGATGGTAGACAAAGTATTAAAACAAGAAGTCGCCAGTATTGAGAAGGACATTTTTTATCCCGCATGGGATGGAATTCTTAGGAATCAGGACCCGACACTTCTTTCAAGGGGTGGGGGGAAGGGATTATTAATTTATGAGGAATTAGAGCGAGATCCTCACTGTTACGCCGTAATTCAAAAACGGAAAATGGCGGTAGTTAATCGAAGGTGGGAGGTTACGGCTGCTAGCGAGAAGCGGCTGGACAAAAAAGCGGCACAATTAGTTGAAGCACAACTAAAGGAGATAAGTTTTGATCATAGCTGCCTCTGCCTTTTGGATGCCCTTTTGAAGGGGTATGCTATAGGAGAAATCATCTGGAAGATAAGTAATGATGAGATTATTTTAGATAGAATTGTTCCTCGCGATCAACGACGATTTACCTTTGGAACTGACTATAACTTGAGGTTGCTGACTCGGCAAAATTTATGGCAAGGGGAATTAGTTCCCGCTAAAAAATTTATTACTCATAGTTTCGGAGCAAAAGATGGAAATCCTTTTGGATCAGGGTTAGGCTCCAAACTTTTCTTTCCTGTCTTTTTTAAAAGACAGGGAATTGCATTTTGGCTCACATTTTGCGATAAATACGGTTCACCGACTGCTATCGGGAAGTATCAGCCAAACGCGACGATTCAACAGCAACAGAAGTTACTAGAAGCGCTTCAGGCAATTGCTCAGGATGCGGGAGTAATTATTCCGGAAGGCATGGACATCAGTCTGTTGGAGGCTGCCAGAAGCGGCACGATTGATACTTATGAAAAACTTTGTCGGTATTTGGATGAGCAAATTAGTGAGACGGTGCTGGGGGAAACTCTCAGTACAAATATTGGCAGTACCGGAAGTTATGCCGCTAGCAGTACTCACAATGATGTGCGCCTGGAATTAGCAAAAGCCGATGCCGATTTACTTTCTGATACTCTGAATCGGACGTTAATTAGATGGATTACCGAGCTTAATATACCGGAGGCTAAACCTCCGACCATTTGGCGAATATTTGACGAGCAGGAAGACTTGAATTCTCGTGTCAACAGGGATAAGACGCTGTTCGATATGGGGTTTAAGTTGAAGCTAAAGTCTGTGACTGAAATCTATGGAGATCATTACGAGATTGCCGAGGATTTGAGTGGTGCGGTAACTGACCAACAATTCCTTAGTAATTCTGGGATTAATAGTGACTCAAACAATAACCCGACAGATACGGCAGATGTAGCAAATAACTCTCCCCAAGATTCTAGTTTTGCTGAGGGAATAGAAACTCCGGCAATGACTAGGATGGTTGACTCGATTGGTTCAATCCTGCGGCAATCTAAGTCTTTAGAAACTTTCAGGAATCAGATTTTTGATGATTATCAAACTGTTGACAGTGCTGGACTTAGCAATTACTTAGCTCAGTCAATGGTTGCTGCTGAATTGGCGGGGAGGTGGGAGGTTGAGCGGGAAGTGGGCATGGCATTGTTTGCGGAGTGGCTGACTCCAGATGTACTGCAAGACGAGCGTTTTGCTGAATTAGTAACCGAAGTTATGGATGAAGTTATAGATATGAATTTTACAGAAATGGATAGTACGGTTTGCGAGAAAATAGGACGGAGATTTATTGAGATTTGTTTGGCACAGATTGATTTTTCCGAACCAATTGCCGAGCCTGAGACACTACTGGAACTCAAGCGATTGTTAGAGACTAATTATCAAGACGGCATTACTGCTATTCGACAAGCAACAATTGATGGTGACAATATTGTTGGCATATTTGAGGATAAATTAAACAATCAAATAACTAAACGGTATTCCTTTACGATTGATAGTAACTCAATTGTTTACAAACTTCTCAATCCCAATGACCTTGATAATGCAGACTTTTCAGAAGAAGATTTACTGGAGTTTGCAACAGGGAAGGCTGGGAAAAAAGCCAAAACCTGTAGCAAGGGAACTAAGTGTGGTGGAAGCTGTATTAGTGGGAATAAAACCTGTCGGATGGAGATGAATCCAGAACAGCGTAAAGCACACCAAAAATTACTTTATAGTACGGGGAGAGTCGATACTTCTTTAGCTAAAAAGCGGCGAGAAACTAAAGCTGCACGGGGTGGTGGCTTGGCAGAATCTACTATTAAGAATCAGGAGAAGAAAGCTAAAACTCAAGAAATAGTAGCCCAAGCTAAAGCGGCTAAGGACAAGCTTGATGCTGCCCAGGCAAAATTAGATCTGGCAAATAAATATTATGGGAAAGCTGGATTACTTGCTCAGAACAGAGCGGACGCAAAAGCTTTAGGACTTGAAGGGATTAAGGATGGGGAAGGATTTAAAACAACCAGCCGGGTAAATGAAATCAGGAAAGAAAGAGATGCGGCGAAGGCAGAATTAGATAAATTCAAAGAAGTCAAAACAGACGAGAAATTCAAAAGTGGGCAGCCTCTCTCAGACAAGCAAATGAACAAGCCTCTAAGTAAGGAGGAAATTGATAAGCTCGGGGAAATAGGCAACCTTCCCAAGCTAAAAAGTCATTATGCTAAGGGAGAAGCCGTATTCGATCCTGCTTATCAAACTCATTTAGCTTATCAGCAAGGCAAAAAAGAAGTTCCAGGACTGACTCCGGAAGAATTCATGGTGATGCGGAGTTATACCAAAGGGAATGGGTATATCTTGCCTAACTCAGCAGCACGAGGATTTATGGAAGATTCTAATAGTGAAAATGCTAAGTCCGGGGTAACTCAAGTCCGATTAATTCATTCAGCATTGGGGCGCTTGCCGGACTGGAAAGGAGAAGTTCGGCGCGATACTAGACTTTCAAAATCTCAGTTTGAGAAAGAATATCAAGCAGGCAAAAAAGTTAAATTCCACGGCGTGACCTCGACAACATCAGATGTTACAGGTGCCGCGACAGCGGCTTATGGTGATGCGGGTAAAAAGCAGGCTTCACTAGCTAAATCAGGATTTACTGGAGCTAATGCCAAGGAATCTTCCAAGGCGGCTACTTATGATGAAGTGGCAAAAAGTTTAGGCGTGAAAGTTTTGCCGCAAGAGGATACAATAAATGTCGAATACCGAATGAATGTGAAGTCGGGCAAGAGTATTTCTAAATTATCTGTTGCGCCCAAAGAAGCTGAAATCGCACTTCGGCACGGGTGGACAGGGAAAATCACTCATATAGAAGAGCTACCTGGTGGTAAGATGAGAGTTCATCTGGAGGAAGATTGATACAATGGTTAATGAAAAAGATAACAATAACAACACACCAACACCAGAAGAGGGTGATGCTTATTTAGCAGCAAGACTGACGGAACCAATTACACCATTGGTTTTTGATGAAGATAACCCACCACCTGATGATGAGATTCAGTATGTTGTCGAGATAGACGAGGAAGCGATACGAGCTGCTGCCAATGAATGATGCAACCTGGCGTAAGCTTCCCCCAGGGGAAGCTATTTCCTATTTCCGCCAAAAGATTAACTTGCCCAGTACCACTTGGCAGGATATCTGGCGAGAAGCAAATAACTGGGCATTCCAGGTTGCTGGAGTAACCAAAGCCCAGTTATTGAATGACCTGAGAGAATCAGTTGATAAATCAATCGCTGATGGAACAACTTTGGAGGAATTCCGCCAAAATTTTGATAGCATTGCTGCCAAACATGGATGGGCTTACAATGGCAACCGAAATTGGCGTTCAGCAGTTATCCTGGAAACAAATATCCAGACTGCCTATGCCGCTGGCAGGTATCGCCAGATGACTCAGCCGGAAGTTTTGAGTGCCAGACCATATTGGCAGTGGCGACACGGCGGCAGTATCGAACCCCGACCTTTGCACCAGGAATGGGACGGCTTAATCCTGAGAGCGAGTGACCCCTGGTGGGAAACCCATTATCCCCCTTGTGGGTTTGGGTGCAAATGCAAAGTATTCAGTTTTTCAGAAAGGGAATTGCAGGGGCGGGAACCAGACACCGCCCCCAACAACGGAACTTACCAATGGACTGACAGCCGAGGAAATACCCACACCCTCCCTAACGGAGTCGATCCGGGGTGGAATTATGCGCCAGGAGCATCGCTTCCCCAACAGAGACAGCAAATCCTTCGGAATACTCTTTCCCAACTCCCAGAAGCGCTCAGAAGGCAGGTAGAGGATGACATTAATTCAGATCAAGGTTGATGATTCAGAATTGCAATCCGCTTTTGCCCAGTTAACCCAGCGGATGGATGACCTTCAGCCTGTGATGACTAGTATCGGAGAATACATGGTACGTGCTACCGATGACCGCTTTCGGAATCAGCAGGACCCAGAGGGCAACCCGTGGGCACCGTTGAGCGCTGCTACTTTGGCGGTGAAACGGAATAATAAAATATTAACGGAACGGGGGCGACTACGAGGGAGTATTACCTACAAGGCTACGAGTAATTCAGTTGAGATTGGTACCAATTTAATTTATGCACCTACCCATCAATTTGGTGCAACTATTAGGGCGAAAAATAAAAAATATCTGTACTGGAAAGGAGCAAGTCATCCGGTGAAAGAGGTAGTAATTCCCGCTCGCCCTTTCTTAGGAGTATCTGAGCAAGATGAACAGAAGATATTGGGGATTATTGAAAATTATTTAATCTAGCAGTTTTATAAATTGAACAATGAGTAGTAAGCTCGACATCCTGCTAACCTGCACTATGACAGGCTAGCAGGAGAATAGTATTGCCATCACAATATAACATTATGGACAACATTGAAATCTTCCGAGTCGGAAACCATTCGGCAATGAATGGCGTTAGCCTTTCCTTTGCTGAATCTGACTTACAGGCGACTGCTAACAACTACAATCCAAAAATTCATGAAGCACCATTAGTAGTAGGTCACCCTAAAACCAATAGCCCTGCTTATGGTTGGGTTCAATCGTTGCGACATGAGAATGGATTATTAAAAGCCACCCCTCACCAAGTTGACCCTACGTTCGCGGAAATGGTTCGTGCGGGTAGATTCAAAAAAATCAGCGCTTCATTTTATACGCCTGATAGCCCAGCGAATCCCGCCCCCGGATTTTACAGCCTTCGGCATGTAGGGTTCCTCGGCGCTCAACCCCCGGCTGTTAAAGGGTTGAAAGATGCTAGTTTTTCGGAAGTAGAAGAAGAATATATTTCTATTGAATTTGGTGAATATAATATGCCCACCGATGCTGAACTGAGAGAAAGAGAAGCGGTCTTAATAAGAAGAGAAGCAGACTTAAAGAAAGCGGAGGCAACTAATTTTGTCGAAAGGATAATGGCTCAAGGGCGAATTATTCCTGCCCAAAAGAAAGGATTGATTGAATTTATATCCTGCCTTGATGACCTCACGAAGGTGGAATTTAGCGAGGGTAGCCAAACTTCAGTTGATTGGCTGAAGGCGTTTTTGCAGGAGATTCCCAAGCAAGTAGAATTTGGGGAAACTGTCATTCCACAGGAAAAAACACTATCAACGACAGAAATAGCTAGCAAAGCACAAGAGTTAGTTCAAGATAAAAAGACAAAGGGTATTCGGATGTCTTACACTGAAGCCGTTGGCAAAATAAGAAAAGATGTAGGAGAAAATTAAGAGTGCGATACAATTTACACACTGAAAACTTCACGGCGGGTGCGACCATCCCTCCGTACAGAATTATTAAATTTGGTACAACCGACGGGAATATAACTGTAGCTGCTGCTGCCACTGATTTCTTAATTGGAGTAAGCAACAATTTAGGAGCATTGACTGCCGGACGACGAGCTGACTGTGTTGTTCTTGGCGTTGCTGAAATTGAATTTGGTGGAACCATCACCAGGGGGGCTTTGCTCACCTCTGATTCTAGCGGAAGGGCTGTAGTTGCTGTCGCTGGAAATCGCATTATTGGTATCGCCTGGAATTCTGGCGTTATTAATGATATTGGCTTTGTTCTATTAGCTCAAAATTAAATCAATGAGTAATGCACCCTTTCCTATTGATCCAGCACTAACTTCAATTGCAATTGCCTATAAAAATGACAGACTAATTGCTGACGAAGTTCTCCCTCGTGTTCCGCCCATTCCTCGCCAAGAATTCAAGTGGTGGAAATACGCACTAGATGAAACTTTTCGATTACCAGATACTCGGGTAGGTCGAACTTCTGCACCCAATGAAGTTGAATTTTCCGCTACTCAACAGACTAGTTTTACCAAAGACTATGCACTTGATGATCCAATTCCCAATGTTGATATTGAAAATGCAAGCGAAGGGTACGATCCCGTTGGGCGAGCCGTAGAAGGGCTTTCTGATCTGATTATGCTGGACCGCGAAAAGCGATGCGCAGATTTGGTGTTCAATCCTAGTTCTTATCCTGTATCCCAGCAAACAACCCTGACTGGTACAAGTCAGTTTAATGACCCAACGAGCGACCCTATTGGGACGATAACAGATGCGATGGACGCATTAATTATGCGCCCTAATGTGATGGTCGTGGGAAGACAATCATTTACGAGATTGTCGAGACATCCTCACATTTTGAAGGCATACAACGGAAATGATGGTGACAAAGGAATCGCCCCGGCCAATTTTATTGCTGATTTATTTGGGTTTGAGAGAGTATTAATTGGAGAATCTTGGCTAATAACCAGCCGCAAGGGGCAAGCGAATACCACAGCCAGAGTTTGGGGTAAGCACATCGCGCTGCTTTATTTGGATACCCTAGCCAATCCTGTGGCGAGTAGTGGTGGTAGAGCCACTTTTGGATTCACCGCTGCTTTTGGCAATAAAATTGCAGGGCAAATTCCTGATTCTAATATCGGGATGCGTGGTGGCGTTCGAATTCGGACTGGCGAGTCAGTCGATGAGGTCATTTGCGCTCCTGATTGTGGATTTTTTATTCAAAATGCGGTTGCTTAATTTGAGATTAACTTTATGACTTATGCTACCGAACAAAATATGATCGATCTGTTTGGGGAGAAGGAAATCCTGGAGCTAACTAATTTACACAATCCTACAGCTATAAAGATTGATAGTTTGCGCCTAAATAGTGCATTAGAGTATGCAACAGGAGAAGTAGATTCTTACTTAGCAAATTACTACTCACTTCCTGTTCCAAACCCCCCACAAGTATTAATAAATAAAACAGCAGATATTGCTCGGTATCATTTGGATTCTATCAGGTCTAGAGAAGATGTTCGCCAACGGTACGAAGATGCTCTTAAATGGCTACAATTAGTTCTTGAAGGAAAAGTAAAACTATCCACTGTTGTTAATACAGGGATTGGATTCTTTTCTGAGGCGAGATTATTCACTCGTCGCAGCCTCAATGATTTTACTTTTAGTTCAAATTTTAATAAGTTAACTGTATCTTCAGTGTCTTCAGGAACAACTATGGATTCGACAACAGATCCATGTTGTGACGATACTTTTGATGGAAATAGACTAATCACAAGACCAGGGCTACCTAATGTCACCCCTGGAGGAACCAGTATCGAAGGATTTCTTAATAATGTATTTTACCCTGCTATTGCCCCGCAGGCTTCTCTTAGCCTCCAGAATGACACCAGAGAATTTGGGGGAGATACCAATATAATCCTGGAATGGGCGGTAACAGAGCAAACCAATCCTATCCTTTCTATAGTTGTAGAAGGAGAGGTTATTGATCCTAGTGGAGGGAGTAAGTCCGGCACGGTTTCTTTGATTGCAGAAGTTAATGTTAATCGGTCTTTTTCTATGTCAGTGACTGATGGAACATTGACTGACAATAAAACGGCACTCCTTCGCTGGACGAGTAAAAGATATTGGGGAAAAATCAATAAAAATGGTATTTCTGATCCCATTACTGACGCTGATATTTTATCTCTTGGTGGCGCTGGTGTAGGTGTGGGGAATGAATTAGCGGTAACAAAACAGAAAGATTACTCAGGAATTAATGGAGACGGAGATTATTTAATCTTCGCCTTTCCATCAAGTTGGGGTATACCCAATTTCAAGGTGAACGGCTTTCCTTTTACTGCCATGACAAAAGTCCGAGACGATCCCTTTGTCAATTCCTATGGATATTTAACCCAGTACCAAGTATGGGCAAGCAATACAGTTCAATATGTTCCACTGAGCCAGTTCTTAATTTTATGATTTGTAATCATGGCGACAAATATAGGAACATTACTTGCAGCAACTGCGAGAACGCCATCAGATCAAGACAAATTCCCAATTGCTTTATCGAATGAATGTAAAGGAGGTCTCCATAATGTTTTATCCATCGCTGCTAGAGACCAGATCCCCTCCGAGAGAAGGGAGTGGGGGATGGTTGTCACGGTTGCTGCTGAATTTCAGACAACAACTTTTATGCTGCTAATGAATTACGCAGATCTGGGTCTACCGTACTTAGTGTGCTAAAATATTAGTCAATCCCCCTGAGACTTGGGGCAAAAATCTGTCAAGACCGCACGTAGTAAGGGATTGACAGGTTTTTGCCCCAAGTCTCATCCTCAAGTGACAAAAATCTCAGGAAGATGCCAAGAAAGTAAGGCACGTAATTGAAAATTATCAAAATTTCTGAAACCATATCCACTCCGTTTCAATAATTTTAGTTTATTGTTTATTCCTTCGACTATGCCGGAAGTTGTTCTTGATTCAAAATAAC